ATCTGTATTGAAAACAACTGAAATGGGAAGTGGTGTAACACTTACTGCTCACTCAGATGATAATTCAACTGGTGTACTATTACCAGATGGCTCTAAGTCAGGTAACGTAACAACAACTGGTAACTTAATCCAGAATGCTGTTACAGACCAGAACTTGGTATTACAATCAAACGGTTCAGGTGTTGTTCAAGTAAACGATGCGTGTACTGTTACAGGTGAATTGATTGTTTCAGGAAACTTAACTGTAAACGGTTCAACAACAACTGTTAGTTCAACTAACACAACTGTTGAAGATCCGCTACAAATTTGGGCAACTGGACAATCCGGTGCTCCTGCTTATGACTCAGGTTGGGTTGTAGAGCGTGGATCAAGTGATAACGTAGCAATGATTTGGGACGAAAGTGCCGATGAATTTAGTGCTATTGTTACACCTGAAGATGGTTCAACGGCTGGTAATGCCACTGTTAGTTCTTATGCTAATATGCATTGTGGTACGTTAACTGGTACAGCAACAGCGGCACAATACGCTGACTTGGCTGAGTGTTATGCGGCAGATGCCGATTACGCTCCAGGCACAGTTGTACACTTTGGTGGAAGCCATGAAGTATCACTTTGTGATGCAGATGGTGATAAATCCGTAGCAGGTGTTGTTACATCTAATCCTGCTTACTTAATGAATGACGGCATGGAAGCCGATCATAAATGCCATGTAGCACTTGTTGGTAGAGTGCCTTGTAAAGTTACAGGGTCTGTACACAAAGGCGACATGATGGTAAGTGCTGGAAACGGTGCGGCAAGATCCGAAGCAGATCCGAAAATGGGCCAAGTAATTGGTAAAGCATTAGAAGATCACGAAGGTGACGGTACTATTGAAGTAGTTGTAGGCAGAATGTAAGCCAAACAAATTACTAAAATATCTAAAGGGCGGGTTTACTCGCCCTTTTTTTATTGCCAATAAACACTACAGCATTTAAGTCGGACAATAAGTAATGTTATGCTAGGAAAAAATAGTGACCAGTATGATGGCGAGTTTTTTATTACCTCAATAAAGTACGAAAATAATCAACGTAAAGAAACTAGAGAATGGATACCACGAACGGTATACAACGACACCCATATGGGTTATGCGATTGTTATTGGTAATGGTGAAACTAGAGAAAATTTTAATATAAATTTCTTATTAGGGCATAGGGGTGGAGTGTTAGGTTCTATGGCCGCTCAAACTTATGGATGTAATGCTTTGTCTAGAGAATTTCAATGCGATTTTTTAGTTGCTACAGGTAAAGATCTTGTTGATGAGATTGCTAACAGTACTGAATATTCAGATAAACCTTATACTGATGAGAGAATTGTTTATACAACAGCACCTAATTGTTTAGCACATCCTGGTAAATTTCATTTAGTTCCTTATAATGTACAAATGAATGCTGGAGCAATGGCAGTTTACCTAGCGGCGTTTGATAAGCATAACAATATTTACATGATAGGCTTTGAAGGCCAGCACGGCGGCGAAGGATATAATAGTAATATATATGCTGGAACACCAGGGTATATGCCACGAAATCATACAGTATCAAGTGCTAAATGGGAGGCAAATATGTGTCAAGTATTTGGAGCATACCCAAACATATCATTTACTATTGTTGACAATAATACCAATGGGTATCCTGATAGTTATAAGTGGTATAAAAATGTAAGGTATATTGCTTATAGAGAGTTTATACAAGAATTAGATATAGGTTCTTTTAAGCACGATTAAGTTATATATTGACTTATTAACGTTTTTAATTTTTCATTAATAGCATCAATATTTAAAGTATTATACAATCCAGGGTGTAGTGGTTTAGGAAAATGATCAATGTCTACCCAAGCATATCCAACGTGTTCGTGATTTAAATCAGGTATAAATTCTTCCTCAATAATATTAACAAACGTTTCATATATAAAATTATTTTTGTTGTGAGTAAATTTTTCTATAGGAATAGTTTTAACAATATCAGGTAATGAGCCTAGTTCTTCTTTTATTTCTCTACACATAGCCTGATAAACAGTTTCAGTATTTTCAACTTTGCCACCAACTAGTGCCCATGTAAATTTATATGTTTTAGTATTTCTTAAAACAAAAAGAAAACGGTTTGTTTTACGAGCCCAAAATAAACAACCGACACTATTTAAAGTACCAGTCGCCATTTTCCCGCTTCGTATTCTCCTTCGTAACTTTTTATCCATTTTGATCCGTCCCATTTATATTGAATTCCGGTTGTTGCGTTAGTTAGATATTCTGTATCAGTTTTTTTAGTAGAAGCATCATACACTACTTGCCATTTATTGCTTGTATATTGTATAATATCGTTCGCTGAGGCTATCAAATCTTCGTTACTAGCACCCTTCCAAGCATCCGCACCATCTACATTACTTGAAGCACCTATGTCTGTTATAATTAAGTATCTTTGCCCGTCTGCTGAAGCAATTAAACCTGAACCCGGCCCTTTCTTACTTGGATCAACAATAGCATCAATAGGATCTAATGTATTTGTTGGTATTGTATCTGAATCAACAGTAAACAATAGTATGTCTTTGTCTGTTGGATGTAGTGCCACAGTACCAACAACTTCATCACCATCTGGTTCTGATGTTAATGATACTCTTAATTGACTAGTGCCGTTAGCAAGAGTGGCAGTACCTGTTGTTGTTAATTTACCCCAATTATTAATAAGAGTCGCCCAATCAGGCCTAGGCCCAATAGCACTTGTACTAATAACAGTAGATGTACCTTGGTTAACAGCATCTGCTGAATCAATTAGTTGTGCTTGACCATTTAATAGTATAATACCGTACTGGTTTGGTGTGATAGCAATTCTATCGCCGTATAAAAGTCCGATGTCTAAGTCTTTAATAGAACCAGAGTTGTCGTGTATACCACTAACAATGCTTCTAATAACACCTAATTTTTTAATTCTAGCAGGTAAACTTAACCATATAGGCATTGAAAAAGTTAATGTTGCGATATCAATTTGGTCGTCTGTACCTGTAGGAATACTTCTACTTGACCAACTTTGACTAGTTAGTTCAACATAACTTAAACTAGTCCAGTCAATGTAATTGTCTGTACTTTGTATTTCTAAATCAGGATTAAACAAGGTTAAAATTTGTTCTAGCAGTTGTAATTTTTGTTCTGTGTTCGTTGTCCATATATCAGTGTTCATTTGTAATCTATATGGTGTTGGCATGGCACGTTCAATAGTGTATGCTTCGCCTTGTTGTTGAGTGTATGCTCCAGTATTTTCATCTACACCTCTTGTACGAACTTGCATTTTGTCGACAAAACTTGGTTGTTGCATTCTGTCTCTATCATATTGTAAGTCGCTGATATGAACTGTAATAAGAGGTGCTGTAGGAATACCATTTTCGCTATTATGTTTCATAATAGCGGCCGCTTGTCTGCTTGAATCACCGTAACGTACTGGTACTTGATAAAGTGTTATAGTTCCGTCCCTACCCTTACCAAATTCTACTTGGTAATGTGAAAACATTTTAACAAATTGTAAGATAAATCTACGAATTTGTTCATCGTAAAAATAAGTTCTCATTATTCGTCTTCCTCAGGCTCTAATGCTTTGCTTAAACCAGTTCTACCTGATTTTGCTTGACCTTTATTGTCAATATATGTTTCTGTATTTTCACTAAAGTAATCTCGTTGTGTACTTCCTGTACCGTCTAATGTAGTTCTAACAGCATCTTCAATTTTAACCCAACGTGTACCATCATATCTAAATAATCTATTAGGCATATAGTCAAGTCTTAACACATATTCACCTTCTAGAGGATTTGTTGGGAATTGTATGCCTGGAGATACATGGAATCCATTTGGTGGTATGCCATCGCCAGTTAGATATCCGCCTATCCAATCATTACTTACTGGAGAAATTGCTGTTTCGTCTGTGTTTACTGTAGATGAACTTGCTCTAGTATTAGTGTCGTCTGCCGTTGTACTAGTTGCGGTAGCAGGTACACCGTCTTTATCAGTTGGTATAACATAAAATTTTTCTGTATCATATCCTGATTTAGGAACATATTTTTCTGCTTGTTCTATAATAGCATTATTAATTTCTAATTCTTTTTTATATGTAGATAGTAAGTTCTTTAAACTGTTTGAATCACTTGTATCGCCAAGTATATCTCTATATTCTTGACTATCTACTAATGGAGTACATTTAACTCTCCATAAATGTGGATACCAAGTAGGAGAAAATCCTTCTGCCGCTCTAGATCCATCTTGTACAACATAATATCTTCTTAATGATGTACTTAAATCTGTGTCTAAAGGATAAAAATCTTTTAAGTGCGGTAGTTCTAATACGTCTCCGTTCATAAGTTTTCTGCCCAGCATATCCATCATGTCAGACATATGAAAGTTTATAAAGAGAGTATCATTTGCTAAGAATAAACCAAATTGTGTTAAATCAAAGTCAATGTCTTGAACATTGTATATACCTCTTAATTGATATACTGTTTGATCATATTTTCTATCTCTGTTTTCAAGAAATAACAAATCTTGTATACGGTTTTCGGTGATAGTATCGTACTTAGGCTGGGTGGCATCACCTGCCGCTTGTTCAAAAGTACCTAAGTATTTGTGTATATTAACACCGGTCCCGCCAATAGTAAACATTTCACGGATTCGGTTATCGTGGAAACTATAATCAAACGTCTTATTTTCCTTCCACATTGAGATTCTTGGCATATTTTTTTCCTATTATACGATAATGTTATTTATCGGTTGACAAGTTTCGCTGATGACATTATAATCATATAATAAACATAGACCTTGACAGAAATAACCCTAATTTTTATAATGTTACTATATAAGCATTAAACAGGAGAAACTTTTGGCTAGACGTAAACAACGATCTCGTAGAATAACAGCCGCTGATAAGGCGTTAGAACCCAAGTGGGACGGTTGGGAAGACATGACCGGCCAGCAATACCATCGTTTTAAAGAATCCACACATCATTGGTATTATCAAACGTTTAAACCAGACGAACTTATTAAACACACTTACGAGTGGATGAAGAATAATGGTTATAGTAATGAAGATATTAAATGTGCTAAAGCCGTTCCTTCTTACGTTATAGGCACTACAACACATATAACTTGTCGTATGTTAACAAACGGAATGCCAGACTTTAATAAAAAAGAAGATGAATACTGGCAATCACTTCCTGGCACTATGGGTAAAGTTAGACCGTCGGCCGAATGGATTAAAGTTGGCATAGCAAAAGGAATTGAAAAGGGTAAAACTCTTGTAAAGGAAAAAGCCAAGGAAGAAGCACAAAAGATTAAAGTTTATAAGCCAACAATACAAGAAAGACTGTACCAAGCGGCTATTAGAATGACAGTTGAAATAGATGATGTTATGGAATCAGACGTTGATCTTATTGATTTAAAATCTTTTACACCTTTAAAATGGTTAAAAATACATCAATGTAAAGGAAACCATGCTAAAATTATTAAAGGATTTTATAAACCTGGGTTTGATGAGTTACATGAGTTGCTTAACCCACCTAATCGTAAGCAAAAACAAGAGATGACAGAGCATGAGTTAGATTTTAGGGCTCAGTTAGATGAAAGTTTTAATGTTTTTACTAAAGCAGAAATACAAAGTAGATATAAAGCCTACAAAATGATTTGTGATGCTTGTGATATGATGATAGACAATGCTAAACTTAATCGTAAGCCTCGTAAAATGAAACCAAAGAGTGCTGAAAAACTAGTAGCAAAAATAAAATACAAAACACATGATGAAAAAACTGCTCTTGTAAGTATTAATCCAGCCGATATTATTAAATCAGAAATGCTTTGGGTGTATAATACAAAAACTAGAAAGTTAGGAAAGTATGTAGCATCTAGCCTAGATCCATTACATCAGAAACGTGATGGGACAGGATTAAGTGTTAAAGGTACTACAATTACAGGCTTTAAAGAAGATGAAAGTGTTTGTAAAACACTTAGAAAGCCAGTAGAACAAGTAGCAGAGTTTAAGAAGTGTGGTAAAATAAACCGTAAAAAGTTTTTTGAAGCACTTAATGTTACAGAAACTAAACTAAACGGCCGTATAAATCCTGAAACAATCCTATTGCTAACGAGCTAAATACTACTATTAAAGTAGGAACAAAAAATGGCAAAATACAAAGTAACGCAATGGGTCACAGCAAGTGTACCAATAGTTTCATATGTAGAAGCAAATTCTGAAGAAGAAGCAGAAGAAAATTTATCAAATAATATTGGTGCTGGAGACTGGAAGTATAGATACGATAAAATTCATTATGGTGAATTGGAAAGTATCGAAGCAGAAGAAGTTGTTGACGAAGAATTGGACTTACCAGAGACTGGCGATACAACTACCAGTGACGCTAGTCCAGAAACAGAACAAGTAGATGAATTAATAAGATTAAAAGATCTTATTAATTTTAGGAAGTAACAAATATGGCAAACGCAGAACTTCAAACTGAAAAGCAGAAATGCTTTGACTATGTACGTTTTAGTTTAGGTGACGGCATGGTTGATGTGGAATTAGATCCACAACATTATGATGCAGGTTTTAATAAAGCAACAGCAGTTTATAGACAACGTGCTTCAAACAGCGTCGAAGAAAGTTATGGCTTTTTAGAACTAATAAAAGATACACAAGAATATACATTACCTGACCAAGTTACTGAAGTTAGACAAGTATTTCGTAGAACAATTGGTTCAAGTGACGGTGATGGTGCTAATAGTTTTGAACCTTTCGAAGCAGGTTATGTTAATGTTTACTTGATGCAGGCTGGCAGAGTTGGTGGTTTAGCAACATACGAATTGTTTACACAATACCAAGAATTAACTGCTAGAATGTTTGGCGGTCATATCAATTTTACTTATAATCCAGTATCAAAGAAACTTACAATAGTTAGAAAAGTAAATTCTACAGGTGAATCTGTTTTACTTTGGTTATATAATCATAAGCCAGATATAACACTTTTAAAAGATCATAGGACTCAACCGTGGATATACGATTATACAAAAGCACAATGTAAGTATATGCTTGGAGAAGCAAGAAGCAAATTTGCTACTATTGTTGGCCCACAAGGCGGAACTGCTATGAATGGTGATTCATTAAAGCAAGAAGCAATGGCTGAAATTGAAAAGTTAGAGCAAGATTTACAGAATTACGTTGAAGGTAGTTTACCTTTAAGTTTTGTAATAGGATAATTTCAAATAGAAACCACAAAAGAAACAATTTGGCATTTTACTTGTAAAAGTTGTTATGGCTTTTGGTCTATTGCCACTATGGATGAGTGGATTCCTAAAAAATTATTTTGCCCACATTGTGGTAAAAAATGTGAAAACGATAAAGCAGTAGTATACATCTCTTAAATCGAACAAAAGACTTGACAACCGACTACTATTTGTAGTATAATATAAGCATGATAAAAATAATAATGTGTGTTTTCATGCTTTTCGCAACATCAGTAAAAGCAGAAGTAGTCAACTTAATAGGTGATACGAGCTATTATGTTACTGTTGAAAAAGGACTTGAAAGCGACCTTAATTATGGATATTTTGGATCAAGTACACCGGTACTTGATGGCTTTGTATCTGTTAATCACTCAGCAACTTGGCAGTTATTTAACAATGAAGGTGATTTGCAAGAGTTTTCTAGTCAAACATTAGGTGTTAGCAAAGTGTTTGGAGACTCTGGTTTTAGCGGGTATGTCAGTAATACGTTAACAAATACATTTGCTAGAACTGAAACTTGGGTAGGAGTAACATACGCATGGTAGAAAAGATACTTTGGGTTTTAGGATTTACTTGTTTACTTGGATTAAGTAGAATAATACCACACCCACCTAACTTTACTCCAGTATTAGCAGTAGCAGTATTTCTTCCTTTAGTGCTAAAAAATAACATATTAGCAATTCCAGTAACATTAGGTGCTATGCTAATTGGTGATTTGTATTGGGGGTTCCATAGTATTATGTTTTGGACTTATGGTGCTGTAATATTAGCAACTCAATTGAAGTTTAAATATGTGTTTGGTAATGCTGTATTGGCTAGTATAATATTCTTTTTAGTTACAAATTTTGCTGTGTGGAGTATGTTTGATTACTATCCTAAAACTTTAGAGGGGTTAATATTTTGTTATACCATGGCAATCCCATTCTTTCAGAATACTTTATTAGGTACATTATTTTATACTGGTATATTCTGGTTAATAAGATTACTTGTTTCAAAAAGGTTGACAAACGCCTATCCGTTATAGTATAATACATATATGATTATTGGAATATGTGGGTTAATTGGTTCAGGTAAAGGCACCGTTGCTGACTACCTAGTAGATAACCATAACTTTATAAAATTAAGTTTCGCCGACAGATTAAAGGACGGTGTATCAACTCTGTTTGGTTGGGATAGAGCATCACTTGAAGGTGACACTGATGAATCAAGAAAGTTTAGAGAAACAGTAGATGAATATTGGTCTAACGAAACAGGCAGAGAAATAACACCTAGACTTGTATTACAGTTATATGGAACTGAATGTTTAAGACGAGGATTTTTTGATGGTATTTGGGTTAGTTTAGTTAAACAACAAATATTAGAAAATCCTAATAAAAACTTTGTAATACCTGACTGTAGATTCTTTAATGAACTCGAAATGGTTAAAGGGCTTAAAGGGTATACTTGGGAAGTGTGGAGAGACAAAGAACCCAAGTATTGGAAGATGGCAAGTAAACTCAACAGAGGCTATGCTAATCCACCAGAAGATAATCCAGTAGCAAAACATCATCCAGATGTACATCGCAGTGAATGGCGTTGGGCAGGTTGGGATTTTGATATTTTACTTACAAATAAAGATACACTTAAAACGTTATATCATTCTATAGATCAGGTGTTAGATCACCAGCAATCTTACTCCACCCGGTCCGACCTAGAACCACTTTACAATTAAGGCAAATAGACTTAAGATTAGACATTCTTGTATTTGCTTTATTCCCATCTAAATACCATATTAAAAAACTTTCAGGATATTTACTTTGATATCCACAATGATCACAAGTATCTTTTTTAATATATCCGTGTACTTTAAAAGGGTTAGGCTTCTTTTGTTGCCGTAGGCAACTATCACAAAACCTACGATAGTAAGTTTTTCCTTTTCTATTGTAATTTATTGCCGCTGGAGCGTTACAAGTTATACATACTGGCCTACTCATACGAGTATTTATACGGTGGTGCCCTTTATAAAGGGCATTGATTTCGACGTTTTTTAGTAGATATCGCTAAATACAATGTATAATAATTTAAACTTTTTAAATTTAGGAGACGAAATAAAATGGCACTTATATCACCAGGCATAGATGTTACAATAACAGACGAATCGCAATACGCTCCAACGGCAGTTGGCACGATTCCTTTGATTGTTGTCGCTACGGCCCAAGACAAAACTAGTGGTACAAGCACAGCAACAGCGGCTGGTACAACTAAAGCAAATGCGGACAAAACATTTTTAATTGGTTCGCAAAGAGAGTTGGTAACAACTTACGGAGAACCAACTTTTTATAAAAACACAAGCGGAACAGCACTACATGGTAGTGAAGTTAATGAATACGGACTTATGGCGGCCTATAGTGTATTAGGTATTAGTAATAGGGCGTATGTATTAAGAGCAGATGTTGACTTAGGTCAATTATCAACGTCAGCAGGTAGACCAACAGGCGCACCTGTGGCAGGTACACAATGGTTTGATACCGGTAAAACATTATTTGGTGTTCAAGTATGGAATGCTTCTACACAGAAGTTTGCTAACGTAATACCAAGTGTAATTACTGATGCTAACGATATTGATTCTGGAGCACCTAAAACTGCTTATGGATCAATAGGTGATTACGCCATTGATGCTACTAATACAAAGAATCCACTTTTTTATAAAAGAACAGATAATACTTGGGTACAAGTAGGTAATACAGCCTGGCAAGCAGGACACCCAACACATTCAGGAACAGAAAGTTCACCAGGACTAACAAATGGGCATACTGTTATAATTAATGGTAATACTATTACGTTAAGTGGTACTACTGTAACCGCGTTAGCAACTGTTATTAATTCTACAGCAGTAACAGGTGTAACAGCGGCGGTAGTTAATAATAAATTAGAACTTTATGCTAATGCGAATGCTACAAATGGAGCAATAGTATTAGCGGCAGGTACAGGTACAATAATTGCTGATGTTGGACTAACAGCAGGAACTTATTATGCTCCTAAATTTGATGTACAACCACACACAAATATTCCAGAATGGAAAACAGCAGATACTTATACTAGACCAAGCGGGTCTGTTTGGATTAAAACAACTACACCTAATTTAGGTGCTAACTTTAGTCTTAAAACGTATAATTCTACTACTGAATTATTTGAATCAGTAACGGCTGGAGTATATAACAATGATGAATCAGCAAATTATAATCTTGATAGTGCTGGCGGTGGCTTAAATGTTGCGGCTGACACATTATATGTTAAGTATGATGCTGATGACAATGGTAGAGGAAGTTATAAATTCTTTAAGAGACTTGTTAAAGGTGCCACAACTGTAACAGGAACAGCAAGTCCTAGTTTTACAAATTCAGACTCATTTACAATTCAAATGTCAGATAAGACGAGTACTTTAACTGCCGCAACAACAATTACTATGGGCGGAACAGATGCTGAAGCATTTGTTACTGCTGTAACGGCAGGTGCTATCCCTAACTTAACAGTTTCAAGAGATACTACTACAAATGCTATTACATTAACACACGATTTAGGTGGTGTTATTGTACTTAAAGATACAGGTGGTCATACAGTTGTAGCAGATGCTGGTATTACGGCTTCTTTAACTACAGCAAGAGCAGGCAACGATTCAGATATTATTGTATCTAATTGGCAGGCTTACACATATTCAGCAAGTTCTACACAACCAACAACAGATCCAGCAGATGGAACTAAATGGTTTAATGCTTCTGTTAGTGATGCTGATATTATGATACATGATGGTACAACCTGGAAAGGTTACCAAGGTATTACTGATGCTAGAGGTTATGATTTATCAAACTGTTCACCAAATGGTCCGATGGTTTCGGCTACTGAGCCAACATTACAATCAGATGGTACAGCACTTGTACATGGTGATTTGTGGATTGATAGTTCAGACCCAGATGTTTTTACAATATCTAGATGGCAAAGTGTATCAGGCACAGATAAATGGGTTGCTATTGATACAGCAGACCAAACTACAGAAGATGGTATTTTGTTTGGTGACTTTAGATTCCACGATAGTGCTACTGATGATGTAACAACAGATACAATGACAACTGTTAAAACTTTGTTAACAAGTGACTATATGGATATAGACGCTCCAAAGGCAACTTTATATCCAAGAGGTATGTTAGGATTTAACTTAAGACGTAGTTCTAACAACGTTAAAGAGTATAAGAAAAATTATTTTAATGCTACTGATTATCCTGATGATACATTACCTACAGAAACAAATGCTTGGGTAACTGTTTCAGGAACAAAAACTGATGGTTCGGCGTGTGTAGGTAGATTCGCTCAGCGTAATACTATTGTATCAGCAATGAAATCAGCAGTTACAGGATCTGATGAGATTCGTGAAGAACAACGTAACTTTAACATATTAGTTGCTCCTGGGTATTCAGAACTTATGGCTAACCTAGTATCACTTAATAATGAAAGACGTAACACAGGATTTATTCTTGGAGATGCTCCGTTTAGATTGGCACCGAATAGTACAGATGTACAAAATTGGGCTAAGAATACTAAACTAGCAATTGATAATAATGATAATGGTTTGGTTACAGCAGATACTTATTTAGGTGTATTTTACCCATCGGGTAGAACTACAGATTTAGATGGAAATAGTATTGTTGTTCCTCCAACACATATGGCATTGAGAACGATATTACGTTCAGATGACACTAGTTATCCTTGGTTTGCTCCAGCAGGAACAAGACGAGGTGGTGTAGATAATGCTACAGCATTAGGACATATTGATAGCGAAGGTGAATTTAAAACAGTTGGTATTAAAGAGTCTTTAAGAGATACGTTATATGAAAATGCGATTAATCCTATATCGTTCTTCCCAGGTGTTGGTATACTTAACTTTGGTAATAAAACAAGACACGCGACGTCTAGTGCTTTAGATAGAATTAACGTAGCAAGACTTGTAGCATACATTAGAGAAAGATTAGGTGAAGTTACAAAACCATTTGTATTTGAACCAAATGACAAATTAACTAGAGATGAAATTAAAGGTGTTGTTGATTCAATAATGAACGATTTAGTTTCAAAACGTGGTTTGTATGATTACTTGGTAGTATGTGATGAAACTAATAACACATCGGCTAGAATAGACAGAAATGAATTATATTTAGACGTTGCTGTTGAACCTGTTAAATCAGTTGAGTTTATTTACATTCCAGTTAGGATACAGAACACAGGATCTATTGCTTAATCATTAAAATAGGGCGATTAAACCGCCCTATTTTTTCGGTCAGTTAATAAGATAAATAATTATATTAATAAGGATATTAAAATTAAAGGAGATATAAGATATGCCACATTCGTCATTAAATAAATTTACAGTACCTTTGAGAGGCAATCAAACGGCTTCGAATCAAGGTCTGTTAATGCCGAAACTTAAATATCGCTTTAGAGTGGCATTTGAGAACTTCGGAATAGAAAAGGCAACAGCAGAACTTACAAAGCAGGTTATGGACATAACCCGTCCAAGTGTTAATTTTGAAGCAATTCCAGTAGATGTTTACAACTCAAAAGTTCATATTATTGGTAAGCATACTTGGGATCCGGTATCAGTTAACATTAGAGATGATGTATCAAGTAATGTTTCAAAATTAGTCGGCCAGCAAGTTCAAAGGCAATTTGACTTTATGGAACAAGCATCAGCGTCCGCTGGTATGGACTATAAGTTTGTAACACGTTTTGAATTATTAGACGGCGGCAACGGTGCTAATCCTCCAATTACATTGGAAGAGTGGACACTATGGGGTTGCTACATTGAGAACGTTAACTATAACGATTTAAACTATGCTTCATCTGAACCAGCAAACATCACAATGTCAATTAGATTTGATAATGCGGTACAATTACCAGTTGGTGCAGGAGTTGGAGCGCCAGTTCCTAGAACTTCAAGTCAAAATATTACCGGCTCTGGTATTTAAGGAGAGGCAAAATGGCAGAAGGTAACTTCTGGGATCCTCCGAAATTAAGTCTGAAAGACTGGAGCAGTAAGAAACTCTTACGAGATTATCAACACGCATCTAGACTTATCACAGATGGCAATTTCCGATTAGCACCAAAACAGAAATTCTTATTTTTTGTTGTGTTTAATTTTTCAGACACAGCCGCAAAATTAGTTCACCAAGACATTAAAGATCATGCTAGTATGTTAGTTAAATCAACTGACTTACCATCGTTTACTTTTGATACACAATTGATGAATCAATATAATCGTTGGAGATCGATCCAAACTAAATTAAATTATGAACCCATTCAGATACGAATACATGATGATATGTCAGATGTTTCAAAACGTTTGTGGTATTCTTATTTAGATTATTATTATGAAGATCAGAAAAACGGAGAGTTGGAAAGGTATACTGCCGCCCCTGATACATATACAGGACTGAGAGAATTAGATTGGGGAATGACTCGCCCAAGGGCACAACCATTTTTTAAAAGTATTCAGTTGTACAGTATATATGGAGCAAAAAAGTTCTCAGAATATACTTTAGTTAATCCGATGATTACTAATTTTAATCATGATAATCATGATCATAGTGCGAGTGATATATTAGAAAATACATTCCAGGTTCAGTATGAAACTGTAAAATATGCTAGTGGATGGATGGATGGCGGACAACCTGGTGAGTTAATAAACGGCCCTAGAGGTTTTGGTGACTTACATTATGATAAAGAATTCTCACCAAACGATCCTCTTAATAATAAAAAATGGGAAGATATGGTTGATAACTATGTAGACTCTTATAAACAAGATCTATCTGATAAGAGGATGAATCGAGTAATTGAGGCTAAAAATCTTACACCTAAAAAATCACATATAGAAGGTTGGAAAGAAGATGTAGTTGTGATAAAAGCCTCAGATATAGCAAAAGCAAAAAACAGAACTAATGCTTGGTCATTTCCGTTACCTGGTAATGTACGTGACGCTTATTATACCGGGAAAAAAGATTTTAATAGTGTGATGGAAGATCAAGGAAAAATAATTGACGGCAAACGAACAGTAATTTTAGAAGATGGAACTAAAATAACAGAAGTAGGTGAAATCACACAAAGTATGAAAAAAGTAAATGGAACGTGGGTATAGTGCTATGTCAAATAATTTATATGCTTCAACTAACGTAGGCCAAACAGTAGACAAAAAGTTAGGAACTAGAAAGTTCTTTAATGGTCATTATGTTCAAAGTATTAATATTGATCCAAGCGAGCACCAAGCAGTAAAAAGTTTCTTCTTAACAAAAACAAATAATGACGAGGAAACAGCAAATACTCTAACAGACAGTTTATTTGAAATAGGAGTCATACAAGAAATTAATGTTATGGAACTTATTGATCGTTTACAAACAGAAACAATAGACGATATTCAAATAACATTAATAGCAATGATTAATAATGTAAGAAAGAAGACTAGTGTGTTAGGTTTTTCTACCAACAGAACACCAAATCCAGTAGTATTAAGGAATATTGTCGAATGATAGGCAAGGGAATTGCCCGCGGTCGATATACACTTAAAAATCCAGACAAATACGCCGGCACAAAAACACCAATTTATAGATCCAGTTGGGAACACGCCTTTATGGCTTTCTGTGATAACAGTCATGGAGTTATAGGTTGGGCCAGCGAAGCAGTAAGAATTCCTTATAAAAATCCGTTAACCGGAAAGCGAAGTACATACGTTCCAGATTTCTTTGTTCAATATCAAGATGCTAAAGGCAAGAAGCGTTCAGAAGTAATTGAAATTAAGCCAAGTAATCAATCTACAATGGAAGCCGCCGGTAAAAGTAAACCTAGACAAATGGCCGTAGTACAAAATATGGCTAAATGGGAAGCCGCAACAGCCTGGTGTAAGCAAAAACGTATACGTTTCAGAGTAGTAACAGAAAACGATTTGTTTCACCAAGGAAAACGCCGCGGCTAAATACCTTATACACTAAGGTAAATCTAAAATGACAAAAAAATTAGAAGAATTACTTAATATTGCTCCTAATGACGATAGTACAGAAGTACTTCCTGAAGAAATTGAGCCAGCAAAATCATTAGAAGTAGTTGATAAAGTAGAAAAAGAATTAAAAGCAGTTGATACTATTGAATCCGCTTTAGCAGGTGTTGAAAATTTAACAGCAAATGATAAAGAAATGGATACTATTGCTACTAAGGCCGAAGAAACATTTGATAACTTAATGGATTTGGGTATGAACGTAGAAGCAAGGTTTAGTGGACAAATATTTGATACAGCAAGTAAAATGCTAACTATCACACTTAATGCCAAACAGGCAAAAATAGATAAAAAACTAAAAATGGTTGAATTACAACTACGAAAAAAGGCTCTTGATGCTCGAATTGATAGAGATATGGGCAAGTTTGATGGCACATATCCCGAAGATGGCGAAGCAACAGTACTGAGTCGCAACGAATTGCTTGACAGAATTCTTAAAAAAGATAATAAATAGTTATAATACAATGGGAGATTAAAATGAAATTATTTAATGAATACTTGGTAGAGGCAGAGTCAGTAAAAGAATATAAATTCAAGGTTAAATTGGCCATGAAAGCCGAGCCAGAATTAATGGATCTTATTGAAAGAGTGCTAGGCAAGTATGATGTTAAGGATATTACATCTCCTAAACAAACACCAATTCAAGAACATCCAATGGACTTTCAAAATCTTCGTAATAGCGAAGTAACAATTTTTGAAGTTACATTAACATATCCAAGCACACCACAAATTGTACACGCTGATTTAGTAAATTTAGCAGGTATTCCTGGTAATCACGTAGTTGTTATTAACAGCGATCATCCAGAAGAAGTTGCTAGAGAAGAATCAGTAAAAGCACAAGGTGAGGATTATGTAGCAAATCTTGGATCAGAATATGCTTCGGGTGAAGCACCAGCAGAATCTAAATTAGGTTTCTTTAAAGAACTAACAAAAGAAACACCTGACATAGAAATTGCTGGAGGAAAAACAGAAAAGGCTAAAACAACTAGTGATTTGCCACAAGGTACTAAATCACCAGTGGCAGGGAGATAACAATGGATAACAAATTAATAGATTTACACAAAGTTGCTGGGCTTTTTAGGGAAATCCAAGAAGAAGAGTTCGCTAAAACCGAAGCAAAAGAAATATCGGAATTTAAAAAAACAGTAGAAGCATTAGAAACTACTGAAGAAGTTGCTGAAGAATTAACCGCGGCACAAAAGAAATTGCCAGCAGGCTTACGTGATGCTATTGCTAAAAAGCAAGGCGATTCAACAGATGACGACGAAGTAGAAGAAAAAGTTGAAGAAGAAATAGCAGAAACTCCAGTAATTGCTGTAATTAAAGATACACCAGTTGCTGAAGAAGAAGTTGCTGAAGAAGTAGTAACAGAAGAGCCAGAAATGGTTTCTATGGATACAAATACTTTAGCACAAATTTTAAGTTTAGCAGGATTAACACCTGTTACAGATGCTGATATTAATCAACCGGAGGCCGACGCTCAACCAGTTGAAGAATATTCTAACTCACCAGACGAAGAATATGCTGATACTGATACTCAACTCAATAAAATGTCAGGTGGAATTAATAGACCAAAGGCTATGCCAACCGTAGGTAATGATGGACATAACAGATTAGTTATGAAACTCAAAAAAGCATATACCGACATAGAGTAATATTTTTTACAAAACATACATAGCCAGGTTGTAATATACCTGGCTTTTTCTTGAGTAAATACATATATGAACAAGAGTTTAGATGGCGTAATAATTAAAAAAGCCAATAGAGGGCAACAGTTTACTGAAAAGCAACTTGATAAATTTATTAAATGTGCTAATCCAGTAACTGGACCAGAGTACTTTCTTAAAAATTATTTGTTTATTCAACATCCTGTTGCAGGTAAACTTAGGTATAAAGCATATCCGTTTCAACATACACTTGTAAAAAGTTATCACGAAAATAGATTTAGTATAAATTTGTTAAGTCGCCAAATGGGTAAAACTACAACAGCGGCTGGATACTTATTATGGTATGCTATGTTTATTCCTGATAGTGTAATATTAGTTGCGGCACATAAACACGCCGGTGCTCAAGAAATTATGCAACGTGTTAGGTACGGATATGAACTTTGCCCTGATTATATTAGAGCAGGTGTTACAAACTACAATAGAGGATCGATTGAATTTGAAAACGGTAGTAGGATTGTATCACAAGCAACAACTGAAACAACAGGAAGAGGTATGTCCATTACATTACTATACTGTGATGAGTTTGCTTTTGTGCGAAATAATATAGCAAGAGAGTTTTGGACTTCCATTTCACCTACACTAGCAACTGGTGGTAAAGCAATTATTACAAGTACACCAAATAGTGATGAAGATCAATTTTGGTTAATGTGGACTGAAGCAAATAAAGTTTTAGATAATTTTGGTAATGCTGTTAAGGTTAACGAAAATGAGGTAGGTGTTAATGGATTTCATGCTTTTAAGGCCTTATGGGATGAACACCCAGATAGAGATAAAGAATGGGCCGATGATGAACGTGGACGAATAGGAATTGAAAGATTTAAACGTGAACACGAATGCGAACCAATTATATTTGACGAAACATTAATTAACCCAATTATATTAGCAAGTTTAGAAGGACAAGAACCTTTATATAAACAAGGACAAGTACGTTGGTACCAGAAACCTAAAAAAGGTAAAACGTATGTTGTTGGATTAGATCCAAGTTTAGGTACAGGTGGCGACTATAGTGCTATTCAAGTATTTGAATTACCTGGTATGAAACAATGTGCCGAATGGCAACATAATAAAACAACAATACAAGAACAAATAACTATTTTAAAACAAATTACAAAATATATATTTGAGATAACAGACGACAATAATAACATTTATTATAGTGTAGAAAATAACACATTAGGTGAAGCGGCACTTGTGTCAATAGCAGAACAAGGTGAAGAAACAATACACGGTTATTTTATGAGCGAGCCTGCTAGAAGTGGTCACGTTAGACGCTTTAGAAAAGGATTTAATACAACACATAAAAGCAAACTATCTTCTTGTGCCAAGTTAAAAGAGTTAGTAGAAAATCAAAAACTAACAATTTACAGTAAATCTCTTATCTCACAGTTAAAAACGTTTGTAGCAAGTGGTAATAGTTTTCAAAGTAAGCCTGGGGAACATGACGATTTAGTTATGGCACTTGTTTTGTCTTTAAGAATTGCTGTATTTTTAGGAACATACGACCCTAGTATACAAAAAGATATGAGATCAAGTGAAGATGACTATATCGAGCCAATGCCCTTTGTAGTCATATAATGGATAAATAATTATATGGAACTGATTAATAAAATAGCCGACACATTATATCAAAATTTAGCCAGTAAATTCGGCGAAGTAAACATTGCCGACGAAGGTGCTGGTGCTGTATTAGAGTCCGAACAAGCAAGATTGTTTGATTTTAACTACATTGTTGAAGGAAATAAGTACGGTCCTGTTACAATTAGTATAATAGACCCTGCTAACTTTACAATTTATTTTGCTGAAAGTTTAAGTGGCGATTTACCAGAATCAATACAACGTAGTTGGTTTGGTTTTTTAAAAGAAATGAGAAAGTTTGCTAAAAGAAACATGATGAACTTTGATGTAAGAAACATAGGTAAGAATCAGTTAGATAAACGAGATTATGAGGCTATTACTAAAAATAGTTCTCAATACACAACGGATGAGATAACCATGGAATCAGTCAGCAGAATGTATGGATCAACAAAAACAAGTTACCAAACAGTTGAATCAGCAAAAATTATAGTAAAACATAGATCAGCAGTAGACGAAGATAAACGAGGATCTAGAAGTAGACAAATACAAGCAATCTTTATTGAAAATAGTTCAAAAGAAAGATTTAAATTTCCTTTCAAATACTTGCCAGGTGCTAGAGCAATGGCAAGACACGTCAACGCTGGCGGTAACCCACACGACGAGTTAGGTTCACACATTGTAGAATGTGTAAAAGAAATGTATGACTTAAGAAATTTTGTTCGTAAACTAAACCGTGCTGACGGGTTTATTCATGAAGATTCCGCTGATATTATTTCTGATGCTAAAAAACGTTATAAAGGATTAAAAGAAACAGTAGCAACTCTTAGTAAACCAAAAGGTTATAAGATATATTCTGAAAACTTTAAACCAACAGAATCAACATATGATGAGTCAGATATTGATGAACTAAAAAGTAAGTTAATAAGAAATGTTGATCAAACAGAATTAGAAAGTTTATTGCCTACAGTACTTAAAGCAAGAAAGAAAGTACAAGAAGATATGGGACCACTACATGACATTATTCAAGGTAAGACTAAAATTGTTGTTACACCAAATGAAGAAGAAGATGGTTTAATTAAAAAGCAATTTGAATTTGTTAAGGCAAATAAATTTAAAAAACCAAATGATACAGAAGGATTGGACCATACTGAAAATCCAACACATTCGTTAATCAGAAGAATTTTAACTACAATTTCAGTTCGTACAAAAAATGACGATTTAGCAAGATCTATTTTTAATTTAGATGACAGTTTTGAAAATAAACACGATGCTCAAATGATGACAGCAGTTGCTAGTAAATGGTTAAAAGGTGATGTAGAAGTACAAGACTTTGATCCTAAATATAAGATGAAAGAACCTGTTGAAGAATTTGAGAAATGGGCAGATTCAGTTGTAAGAGAAGGTACATGGCATTTACCTACAAGTGATGAAGACGTAGCAAAATTTAAAGAAATTATGGCAAAACCTATTATAGCAGGCGAAGATGGACAATCAGCCACTGATGCCATAGGCGAAGTATTTGGCGATGATGAATTGTTTGATAACTTATCTGATGTTGATTCAAATGCTGATGCTAGACCGGTCATTTGGGAATGGTTAAAAATTGCGGCTAAGAAAGGCTACGATGACGAACATCAACCTTTTTTAGATGCTATGTTGGCCACAGCAGAAGCAGTAGAAAAAGAATTACCAATTGAAGCCGAAGCGGCAGTTGAAGAAATTGAAGCAAGAGAAGAAGTAGTAACAGAAGAGAGCAACAGAGATTTAGCACTTAAAGATTGGTATCAAAACTGGTCTCATCTAACAGGCGGAAATGGTGATGAATTACCTAAAGGTTGGATGCTGTCTATAATAGATACTGGTATTACTACAGACGGAATTGAACAAAGCGAATTAGACATGAATTGGGAAGAAGATCGTTTACCAATTACAGATGCTATGAAAGATGATTTTAAATCTATTATGGGCAACGATGATGAAGATACAATGCGAGAGGCTTGGCAGATATTATCTGAACTTTGGGAAGCATATGAACCTAAAATGGATTGGGAAAAACCAAATCCTGAAACAGTTCTTACAAAAGGAATGGCAGACGAACTTGCTAAAGAAATTGAAGATGAACTAGAAGATGAAGAAGAAGATACAGATGAGTCACTAAATCATATGAAAAAATTAGCAGGTATCATGTCATCTAATAAAGCATTAAGACCTAAGAAAACAGAACACCAAACAACACCCAGATCTATACATAAAAGAAAATAGCTCAATAATACCTTAGAGCGTTCATTTTCTAAATAATTAATAGTAAACATATTAATAAGATATCATATGGATGCCATACTAACATTACTAGCAGGAACATTTTACGGATTAATAATAGGACTAATACCGGCCGCTGGAGCCACAACGGGGCTTGTAGCCTTATTTGGTTTTATAGGTTTCTTTGGATTTGACCCATACTTAGGTGTAGTATTTTGTATGGCAGTTGTGGCCGCAAGTACAACCGGTGACACATACAGCGGAATACTTTTAGGAATACCTGGCGCCAATTCAGCCGCGGCAACAATGGTGGATGGACATCCTTTAGCACAACAGGGCAAGGCTACATACGCCTTAACATCAGCAATTACAACAAGCACAGTCAATGGTTTACTTTGGGGTACACTTACTTTTGCTTTATTGCCTTGGTATGCAAAACTTATAATGTACTTTGGCATACCCGAACTCTGGGCATTTGTAATGTTAAGTTTAGCCTGTGTAGGATTTGTTAGTAATAAATTTTGGGTTAGAAGTTTAATAGCAATCGCTGTAGGAATTTTTATAGGACTTATCGGAGTAGATCCTACTACTAATGTTGATAGGTTTACATTTAATTGGGATTATTTAGCAGACAGTATTCAACTTATGCCATTTGTTGCTGGTTTGTTTGCTTTCCCAGAAATTTTAGATGGATGGAGAAAAGGTAAATCAATAGCACCAATAGGAGAAGACCTTCATAGTAAACAAACTTGGGAAGGCATTAAAGCAGTATGGAAATATAAATGGGATGCCTTACGTGGAGGAGCCATTGGAGCCTTTATAGGATTTCTCCCAGGCGTAGGTGGTGCTATGGGAGATTGGATGGCATATGGTTCAACAGTAGCAACACACCCTGAAGAAGAATTTGGCAAAGGAAATATTAGAGGAGTTATAGGTCCAGAAGGTGCTAATAATTCTCAAAAAGCAACATCAATGATCCCAACAGTATTATTTGGAATACCAGGAGCAAGTTTTGCCGCAGTATTAATGGCATTGTTTATGTATTTGGGTTTTGAATTAGGAGTTCCAGACCTTGCTAATGATACAAGATTTTTTGATAGTTTAACGTTTGGGTTTATGTGGGCCACAGTAATTGTTGGAATAGTATGTATTTTGTTCAACCGTTATATTGCCCTCATCACCTATGTACCGTATAAATACTATTTTCCACTACTAGTGGTCTTTATAGTATGGGCCTGTGTACAATATACAGGCGGTTGGGAAGATTATGCTATACTTGGCATTTGTACATTGTTAGGAGTACTAGCAAAGAAATACAAGTTTAGCAGACCTGCTTTGTTAATGGCATTTATTTTAGCAGATAAAGTAGAGGCATTAACAATACAATTAACAAGACTTTATACATTTGATAAATTATTAGATAGACCATTATTTTTAATTTTAGTATTATGTATAATTGTGTTGTTTATTTGGGCAGTAGCAAGACGAAGTAAACTAGAATATGCTTAATAGGAATATTAATATGGGTAAAAGAGCAGTACCAGGAATAATAACAAAAAGAGGTCAACCAAGATATAAAAAGAATATGAGTCATGGAACGTTTCGTTGTAAAAGACATCCTAACTCAAAAAGATGCCAAAATGGATAAAGAAACATTTTTAGCAATTTTATTAACACCGTTTTTGTTTTTAGGACTTGTTCTATTTTATATAATAATTGGTATTCCAATGTTGATAGCAGTATTACTAGATTCGTCATATAAAAAAGATGTATGGAAAGATTATAAAGTAATAGAAAAGAAATAGTTTGAGTTTTGTATAAGGATATAAAACTGAAACATTACATAGGAGAAAAACAATGAGTTTTTTCAAAGGATGGCCTACTTTAACAGAAATATTTTTTGGTAAAAAAGTTCCGTCAAAAGTAGTAAAAAAAGTAGCACCTAAAATTGCTACAAAGACAAAGAAGACTACTAAAAAAGAACTTTCTAAACTAACTAAAGTACAGTTAGAAGAATTAGGAAGACAAAAAGGTA